CCGCCAACCAGGGCCGGAAAACCGTCCTCCCGGACGCCGACATCCTGGCGGTTTACTCGAAGCTCTCCGGCTACGTGCCGGGCAACCCCGGCACCGACGTGGGCCTGTCCCTGGCGGAGGTGCTCAAGTTCTGGCAGGGCACCGGCATCGACGGCCACAAGATCGGCGCCTACGTCCAGGTGGACCTGAATCTAAAGATGATGGCCCTGGCCTGCTACCTGTTCGGCGGCCTCTACTGCGGCGTGGCGCTGCCCAAAACCGCCCAGAACCAGGAGAAATGGCAGGTCACCGACCCCAACTTGCAAGGCGACGCGGCACCGGGGTCCTGGGGCGGCCACTGCGCGGACATGGGCGCCTTCGATCCCCTGGGCGCCATCTTCGTCACCTGGGGGGAAGAGCAATACGCCTCTGAGGAATTCATCTCCGCCTATTTTGACGAGGCCTGGGCCATCATCTCCCAGGACTTCCTGGACGGCAAGGCAGACAACCCGCTGGGAATCGATCTGGCGACGCTGAAGGCCGACCTGGCGGTCGTCCAAAGTGAGCAGTGAAGGCAAAACCAAAACCAAAGAACGGAAAACGGAAAACGGAAAACGGTCTTTAAGATGCCGACGCTTAAACAAAAATTCACTAAGGCGGAGTTCCAGCGCCGGGCCGACTTAATCCTGGGGCGGCTCTTCCGGGAAGTCGCGGCTTTCACGGACGTAAGCGAAGCCGCCAAAAAGGCGCGGCGAGCCCAAACCCTGGCCGACCCCTTCGCCTTTTTCACCACCTATCTGCCGCACTATTTCTCCCAGGAGTTCGCGCCTTTTCATCAGGAATTGGTGGCGCTGCTGGAAGGGGCAGTAGCCAGTAGCCAGTACCCAGTAGCCAGTAAAAGCAAAGGGCAAAAGCAGACAGAAAACAGTAAACAGAAAACCGAAAACCGGGTTCTAACTCCCGTGGTCGTGGCCGCACCCCGGGAGTTTGCCAAGACCACCATCACCTCCTTTGGCTACGTGCTGCACCAGATCTGCCACTGCAGGCGCCACTTCATCATCATCGCCTCCGACACCGAGGACCTGGCCAGCGACCTCACTGGTTACATCTATCTGGAGCTGCTGCACAACGAGCGCCTCAAGTGCGATTTCGGCGAGTTGGGCCGGGACCACTGGGCGGTGGACGATTTTGTCACCCTCACCGACGTGCGGCTCAAGGCCCGGGGGCGGGGCCAACGTCTGCGGGGCCTGAAGCACAAGCAGCACCGCCCGGACCTGATCATCCTGGACGACCTGGAGAACGACCAGCAGGCCCGCTCACCGGACCTGGTGAAGAAGCTGCTCTCCTGGATCACCGGCGCGGTCTATCCCGCCATTGAGGCCTCGGGCTCGCTCTTCTGGATCGGCACCATTTTGGCCCGCCGCAGCGCCCTCTACACCGCCATCCACTCGCAAGAGGAGCCCTGGAAGCACTGGTCCAGGCGCCTGTACCGGGCGCTTAATGAGGCGCCTGATAAGGAAATGGTGGGCAGTGCCCACCCTCCATCTTCCGCCGCCGAGGGCGGCGGCGCTACCTCCCTGTGGCCCTCCCGCCACCCGGTTCCCAAGCTCCTGGAGCAGAAGCGTCTAATGGGGTCGCTCGCCTTCAACCGGGAGAAGCAGAACAATCCCGTGGATGAAGAAGGGGTATTCCAGGAGGACTGGTTCCGGTTCTACCACTCTGCGGACCTCACCGGCAAGGACCTGCTGGTTGCCGGGTTCTTCGACCCTTCCATCGGCATCGGCGAGGCTTCGGACTTCAAGGCGCTGGTTACGGTGGGGCTGGAGCGCCAGGAGATGATCTTCTACGTCCTGGACGCCTACATCCGCCGGGGCAGCCTGGACGAGGCTCTGCGGGCTGCCTGCGCCCGCCATGAGCAGTGGCGTTACTGGCTCTTCGGGGTAGAGGACAACCTGTTCCAGATGCTGTTGCTCCGGGAGTTCGACCGCCTGGGGCGGGAGCGGGGCGTCATCCTGCCGGTCCGGGGCGTCACCGCCAAGACCGCCAAGGAGACCCGGATCTCCCGTCTGAGCGCCCTGGTGGAACGGGGCCAGATCCGCTTCTGCCGGGGCCAGGGCAACCAGGATTTATTGTTGGAGCAGTTGCTCTATTTCCCGGCAAAAACTGTTCATGACGACGGCCCGGACGCCCTGGAGGGTGCCATCGCACTCCTGGAAGGCGGCGCCGGCATGGGGATCTTCGATTATTACAAGGGCGAATTCGACGCCATGAAGGCTGAGGAGCAGAGGCTGTATGGCTGATGAGAGTGAGCAGTGAGCAGTAAAGGCAGAGGAAGAGGCAAAGGCAGAGGAAGAACTGAATCGGGAACCGAGAACTAGGAACTAATAAAAAAACCAGGAACTGGGAATAAATAATGGCTGAGCCCAAAAAAATCCCTCTCTCTCCGGAGATCATCAGCGCGGCCCAATGGGCCGCGGGGCGCCGCTTCACCCCCACTGGGACCGGGGCCGCGCCCGGGCAGCCGGATCCGAGCCAGGACTTCTTCGGGCCGGGCTTGCCGCTGCCGCCCCTGGCGCCTCCCTCCGCCGCTGGCCGCCAATTCGACTACCCGGTGGGCTACAATCTGCTGGTCACCCCCCGGGGCGACCTGCCCATCTCCTTTCTGGATTTGCGCAACCTGGCCCAAAACTGCGACCTGGTGCGCCTGGTGATCGAGACCCGCAAGGACCAGATCGCCAAGATGGGTTGGACTGTCGCGCCCCTGAAACCGGGCAAAGGGGCGGCTCGCCGCCCAGGTCCCGGGAATCCTGCCCCTGCACCCTCACCGCAGGCCCTGGGCCAAGCCCGGGAGGCCACGGCCCTCCTGAAGCGCCCGGACCGGATACACTCCTTCAGCGCCTGGATGCGCATGCTCCTGGAGGATATGCTGGTCATCGACGCGGCCACCCTCTACCCGAGGCTAACCCGCGGGGGCGACCTCTACGCACTGGAAGTGGTGGACGGCGCCACCATCCGCCCGGTCATCGACGAGAGCGGCCGCACCCCGCTGCCCCCGGCCCCGGCCTATCAGCAGATCATCAAGGGGCTGCCCGCCACCGACTACACCCGGGATGAACTGCTCTATTATCCCCGCAATCTTTTGAGCTGGCGCCTCTACGGCTTCCCGCCGGTTGAGCAGATCATCATCATCACCAACGTCATCCTGCGGCGCCAGATGCACCTCCTCCAATATTACACCGACGGCAACCTGCCCGACGCCCTGCTGGAGGTGCCGGAGAACTGGTCCACTGCCCAAATCGCCGAGTTCCAGCAATATTGGGACGGGCTGCACGCGGGTAACACCGCCCAGCGCCGGCGCGGCAAATGGGTGCCCCACGGCACGACCCCGCACCTGATGAAGGAGGGGGATCTGAAGTCTCCCGTCGACGAATGGTTCGCCCGGGTGGTGTGCTACGCCTTTTCGGTGTCACCCCAGCCCTTTGTGCAAACCATCAATCGGGCCACCGCGGAGACCGCCCAGGAGGCGGCTCTCTCCGAGGGGCTGGCGCCCCTGATGGAATGGATGGCGGACTTCATCAACTACGCCCTCCAGAGCTTCGGGTTCGACCAGGTGGAGTTCACCTGGATGCAGGATAGCGCCATGGACCCGCTGGAACAGGCTCAGATCGACGACCTGGACGTGCGCAACGGCATCCGCCTGCGCAGCGAGATTCGAGCCTCCAGGGGTCTGGAGAACGACGGCGCCCCCGATTTCATCATGACCACCACCGGGGCGGTGCTGGTGAGCGCCATCGGCAAGGAGGCCGCCGCCCCGCCGCCGGAAGAGGAAATGCTGCCGATGGCAGGCAAGGGCCAATAGGTAACGCCCTGAGAGCGGAAGAAATCATCGTGTCAGACTGGCTAAGGAGCACATCAATGCCGGATAAGGAATATCCCCATCCCGAACCGCCAGGACCGAAGCCTTCGCCCGTGGACCTCAAGATCGAAGCGGTGATCACCTGCGTCTCATATGGCGATTACCTGGCCTGGACGCTGCCAGCCAACAAGCAGCACTTCAACCGCATGGTGGTGGTTACGCGGCCCGACGACAAGCTGACGCAACAGTTGTGCGCCTATTACCACGTCGAGTGCTACCCCACCTACGACTGGCACCGCAATGACGACGCCTTTAACAAAGCCAAGGGCATCAATTTCGGCCTGTCGAAATTGGCCAAAGACGGCTGGGTGGTCCACATGGACGCCGATATTTACTTGCCGCCCCGGACCCGGTCCATCCTGCAGCGCATCTCCCTGGACCCTCAGTGCCTCTACGGGTTGGACCGCATGGAGTGTTGGAGCTTCGCCGATTGGATCAAGTTTTTGAGCGCGCCGCCCCTGCAGCACGAATGGGAGATCTTCGTGCACAACCGCCCCTTCCCGCTGGCGGTGCGCATCGCCAAGCTGGACCGGGACGGCTACGTGCCCATCGGCTATTTTCAATTATGGAATCCCGGGGGCTCGGGTGTTTGCCAATATCCCGAGCACCACACCACCGCGGCCCGGAGCGACATGCTCTTCGCCATGCAGTGGACCAGGGACAGGCGCCATCTGATCCCGGAGATCATCGCCACCCACCTGGAGAGCGAGCGCGCCGCCATGGGCGCCAACTGGAACGGCAGGACCACCAGGGCCTTCGGCCCTGAGTAGCCAGTGGCCAGTTGCCAGTAAAAACAAAGGCAAAAAACTGGTCGCTGCTCACTGCTTACTGCTCACAGTTAATAAACCGGAGATTATATGCAAAAAATCCTGTTCGCCCAATTCGTCAAGGTCAATGAAGCCACCGGGGAGTTCACCGGGATCGCCGCGGAGGAGATCCCCGACCAGACCGGGGAGATCTTCGACTACGAGGCCTCCAAGCCTTTAATCAAGGCCTGGTCGGATGATTCGCGGGCCCACAGCAACGGCAAATCCTACGGCAATTTGCGGGCCATGCACAACGCCAAGGTGGCCGCCGGCATCCTCACCGCCATAACCTTCAATGATGAGCGCAAACGGGTCGAAGTCATGGGCAAGGTCATCGACTCCGAGGAGCTGAAAAAGCTGGCGGCCGGCGTTTACACTGGGCTTTCCTTCGGCGGCTCCTACGCCTGGCGCAAGAGCGACGGTGAGCACGTGCGCTACGCCGCCCAGCCGGTGGAGCTGTCCCTGGCCGACAAGCCCTGCGTGCCCACCGCCCGCTTCACCCTGGTGAAGGCCGACGGCTCCGAGGTGGAAAAGGCTTTCGCAGAAACGCAGCGGACGCGGAGAAAAGCAGAGAAGGTCGCGGCCCGCTCCGACACCGACCCCAAGGAAGGTGAGGATAAATACGGAGACGTCAAGTTTGCCGACGAGAAGAACAAGAAGTACCCCATCGACACCGAGAAGCACATCCGGGCGGCCTGGAACTACATCAACAAAGAAAAGAACGCGGCCAAGTATTCGGCTGAGGACCTGTTGGCCATCAAAACCAGGATCATCAATGCCTGGAAGGAGAAAATCGACAAGGACGGTCCGCCTTCGGCCGAGAAGGTGGACGGCGGGCGACCCAGCGGGTTGCCCCTACAGAAGGGGCTCTACACCGTGAGCTATTTTGCCCAGCTCATCGAAAGCCTCAGCGATATGGCCGACGGCATCGATTGGGAGGCGGTTCAGGAGATGGACGACTCCCCCCTGCCTGGCCAGTTCAAGGAATGGCTGACTCAGGGGTGCGAAATTCTCAAGGCGATGGCTGCCGAAGAGGTGGACGAGCTGCTCGCCGACCTGAGCAAGGCCTCCGGTAGCACAGGTTTTAAACCTGTGCCACCGGGTATGGCAAAGGCGGGGGCCCGCCATTCCGCCGCGGACCAGGAGCTTGTCCAGTTGATCCACGACCACGCCGCGGCCCTGGGCGCCGACTGCCCAGGCGCCGAAAAAGTGGCGCAGGCGTCCACAGGCGAGACGCCTGTGCTACCGGCGAACGAGGAGCTGGCCAAAACCCTCCGGGCCAAGGATGAGGAACTGGCCAAAGTTAATGCCGACCTGGCCAAGGTCACCGGCGAAAAAGAGGCCCTGGTCACCGAAGTGGAGAAGCTCAAGGCCGAGCCGGCCCCGGCCAAGGGCGCGCTCAAGGCGGTCCCCAAGGAGGCGGATAGCCTTGCCAAGGCCAACGAGCCCGAGGAACCCAAGACCGCCCTGGAGGAGATTGCCGCGGCCCGACAGAAACCATTTTTTCTCCGTTAGCATGCAGGGGCGGCGTCTGGGGGCACGGGTTTAAAACCTGCGCCAATAAAACGGAAAACAGACCCCATAGGAGGCTATAATGAACCCAACCACTGAAACCCTCGAACTTCTGAAAAGCGCCAAGGTCCTGGACGCTGCCGAACTGGCCAAAGCGGGCATCACCACCGCTCAGGGCCTGGTGGCCTACGACCTGGAACCCGCGGCCAAAAAACTCTATCCCCTGATCACCCCGCTCCGGAACAGCATCAGCCGGGCCGGCGGCGGCGTCGGCACCGCGGTTCACTGGCTGTCGGTCACTGGCATCAACGTGGCCCGTCTCTCCCCGGGGGTCTCCGAAGGACACCGCGGGGGCACCGTGTCCTTGAGCACCACCAGCAACATGGCGGCCTACAAGACCCTGGGCCACGAAAGTTTCGAGACCTTCGAGGCCGAAGAATCTGGCCTCCCCGGCACCGACAACCGGGCCCTGGCCATCCTCACCACCCTGCAATCATTGATGCAGTCCGAGGAAATGGTTCTCCTGGGCGGCAACAGTGACCTGGCCCTGGGGACAACCTCCATCCCGACCCTGGCGGACCAGCTCACCGGGGGCGCCCTGCCCGCCAACACCGCCTTTGCGGTGGTCTGCGTGGCCCTCACCCTGGAAGGCTTCCTGGCCGCCTCGGTGTCCGGCGGTATTCAGTTGAACATCGCCCGCGCCAATGCTGACGGCAGCACCGACACCTACGGTGGCGGCGCGGCCCAGGCGAGCGCCCCGGCCAGCATCACCACCGCCAACGACGGCAACGCCACCCACGGCCTCAAGGCCAGCGTGGCCCCGGTCAACGGGGCGATGGCCTACGCCTGGTTCTGGGGGCCGGCCGCGGGGCCTCAGCTCTTAGGGGCCATCACCACCATCAACAGCGTCCTCATCCTGGCCGCGGCCTCGGGGACCCAGACCGCCGCCAGCCTCCCGGCCGCGGACAACAGCCTCAACGGCCTGCTGTTCGACGGCCTGATCACCCAGATTTGCACCCCCGGTTCCGGTTCCTATGTCCATGTCATGTCCACCGGCGCGCCGGGGACCGGCACTCCCCTCACCCCCGACGGAGCCGGCGGCATCGTCGAGATCAACAACGCCCTGGAGGCCTTCTGGAACAACTACCGCCTGAGCCCGGACATCATGTACGTCAACGCCCAGGAGCTGCTGAACATCACCGCCAAGGTGATCGCCGGCGGCGGCGCTCCCCTGTTCCGCTTCAACGTGGACGCCCAACAGGGTGCGGTGGCCGACGTCACCCTGACCGCGGGCTCGGTGATCGGCTCCTATCTCAACAAGTTCACGATGGGTGGCGGCCAGCTGGTCCGGGTGATGCTGCATCCCAACCTGCCGCCGGGCACCATCCTCTTCCGGTGCGAGCGGATTCCCTATCCCCTCACCGACGTCACCAACATCATCCAGGTGAAGACGAGAAGGGAATATTACCAGATCGAATGGCCGCTCCGGACCCGCCAGTGGGAGAGCGGAGTCTACTACTCCGGCGTGCTCCAGAACTACTTCCCGCCAGCCTTCGGGGCGATCTTCAACATCGCCAATGGCTAAGAGGCAGTAGTCAGTAGCCAGTAAAAGCAAAGGCAAAAGGCAGTGGGCACGGTAGCCTGGGCGTATCGCCCGGGGCCTTTAAAGGCAAGTAGTTTCACTGCTTACTGCTCACTGAAAGGAGGTCATGATGGTTCGACTAAAGGCCGACCCCGGCGTGGGCGGGGTGAGCTACCAGGGGCAGGAATACCCGGTGGTCAAGGGCTGTGTGGAAATGCCCGAGGAGGCTGCCAACGAGCTGCTGGGCTTTGGCTGGGGGTTTACCCTGGCCCCAAAGCAGCCGGTGCCGGAGCAGGAGGCCACCCAGGCAGACCTAGAGCAGCCTACCCCGGAGGCCGTGCCGAAAGAAGCGGCGCCAGCCAAAGGCAAAAAGCAGTGATCAGTGGTCGGTGTAGGGTGCGCACTGCGCACCAAATGAGGGCCACAGGCGGGACGCCTGTGCTACCGGCTTACTGCTCACCGCTCACTGCTAACTTGGAGTAATTATGGATCTCACCACCCTGGCCAATGCCAAACAATGGCTCGGAATTAGCAGCGATACCGACGACGACCTGCTGACGCGCCTGGTCAGCGCGGCCAGCTCCTTCATCGAGACCTACCTGGGCCGGCGCCTGGGGAGCCAGGACTACGCCGAAATAAGGGACGGCACCGGCGGCCGCGTCATGAACTTTCGGGAGTACCCGGTAACTGCGGTATCCGGGGTCACGGTGAACGGGGTTTCCCTCCCCCTGGCCTCCGATACCGTCACCCCGGGGTATCGCTTCACCCGGACCCAGATCATCTTGCAGGGCCATCGCTTCATCCAGGGCTGGGGCAACGTCACCCTGAACTACACCGCGGGCTATGGGCCACCAAGCGGCGGCTGGCTCGAGGACCCCTGGCTTAGCGCGCCCCAGCCGGACGGGAGCGTTCCCTGGGTCCCATTCGACCTGGAGCAGGCATGCATCGAACTGACCTCCTGGCGTTATGAGGAGCGGCAGCATATTGGGCAGAACAGCAAATCCCTCCAGGGGGCCAACGTCACCTACAGCATCCAGGACCTGCCCCCGGACGTCAAAACTATCCTGGACCGCCACCGCCGGGTCGTGTGTGTTTAGGGGAAAAGTTCCCGCTTACTAAGGCCAATTACCGGAACAGGATGAATGCCATATCTGTGGAGGGTGAGTGATGGATGCCGTGACCTGCCGTTTCCATTCCGGACCAAAGCCCAGTCTGGTCATTGAGTTCAGCCCGGACATCCACCCGGCCAACGTCAGGGAGATATCGAACATGGTCTTAAAGGCGGTGGCCCGGAAGCTGGAGTGCATGAACCTGACGGCCATCGAGGGGGAAAGCTATGCCGGACGAGCATGAGGTGCTGCACATGTCGAAACGGATGCGGCTGGATGACG